ACCACAGAGCCGGCGGTGCCCCATTATCTTGGTGAGATCCCGATCATCGAATACCTGAACAATAAACTGGCCATTGGAGATTTTGAACTGCAGATCCCACTGATCGATGCATACAATGCGCTGATGAGCGATCGTGTGACCGATAAGGAGCAGTTTATTGATGCAATCCTGGCTATCTATGGAACATTGCTGACCGATGAGGACGAACCGAACACTGAGGATGAAGACGAGAGCATCCGAAAGGCCAAAGCCCGTCTTAAAAAGTACAAGGTTCTTGAGATGCCGGACACAGCCAAAGCAGAGTATCTGACCAGGACTTTTGATGAAAACGGTGTGGAGATCCTTAAGAAAGCCATTGAGCAGGATATCCATAAGTTTTCCCATATTCCCTGTATGTCAGATGAAAGCTTCGGAGGGAACGTCAGTGGTGTGGCTATGGAATTTAAGCTCCTGGGCATGGAAAATATCACAAAGATCAAGACCAGATATTATAAAAAAGGTCTGAGAAAAAGAGTTCGGATATTCTGTAACTATCTGGCTTTGCATGGGATCAGCATCGATCCATCCGGGATCACGATGACGTTCACCAGAGCATTGCCGAAAAATCTCCTGGAGATATCCCAGATTGTGGCAAATCTGTGGGGAAAGGTAAGCCGTAAGACCTTGCTTTCCCAGGTCCCGTTTGTGGATGATGTGGATGAGGAACTGAAAGCCCTGGAAACAGAGGAAGAAGAGAATCTGAAGCGGCAGCAGGAGGTCTTTGGACTACAGGACAATACGCCACCGGAGCAGGATTCCGATGATAAGGAAAAAGTAGATGAGTAGGAAATACTGGGAGCAGAGATCTGCCTGGGATATGTATCAGTTTATGGAGGATGCAGAAGAGACAGCAGATCTCATTGCCAGAGTATACCGGAAAGCCTCTCTCCAGCTGGAATATGCCGCAAGAGATATCTTTGAGAAGTTCATGACAAAATATGGTCTGTCAGAAACAGAAGCCTGGCAGATCATAAATTCCATCCAGGATAAAAACTCCATTGATCAGCTGAAACAGGAACTCCAGAACAGGAAAAGGGACAGTGAGATCCTGAAACAGTTGGAAGCTCCGGCGTACCGTGCAAGACTGGAACGCTTGCAGGAGCTTATGACACAGATAGATGCAGTGATGCAGCAGGTGTATCAGCAGGAGAAACAGTTCGATACCAAACTTCTGGAGCAGCTTGGAGAAAAAGCGTATTATCATTCCATCTACAATATGCAGAAAGAAACTGGCCTGGCATTCAGTTTTTCTCATGTAAGCAGGAAGCAGATCGACCAGGCTCTGCAGATGAAATGGTCCGGAAAACATTTTTCAGACCGTATCTGGCAGAACACACAGCAGCTTGTAGATTCCTTGAAGGATGAATTGCTGATCAGCCTCCTTACCGGCCGGACAGACCGGGAAACAGCGGAATCCATCCGGGCCCAGTGCGGAGGTGGAGCAAAGCAGGCCAGGCGATTGGTAAGAACAGAATCCTGTTACATGGCAGGAGAATTGACTGCACAGAGTTATATTGACTGCGGGATCAAGAATTATCGCTATGTGGCTGTGTTGGATCTTCGTACCAGTAAGATCTGCCGAGAGTTGGATGGAAAGGTTTTTCCAGTGAAAGACCGGAAAGCCGGAGTGAACTATCCGCCCATGCATCCATATTGCCGTTCTACAACGATTTCTGTCATAGATGATAAAATCCTCAGAAACATGAAAAGAAGCGCCTACAACCCGGAAACAGGGCGTACAGAGATGGTTCCTGCGGATATGACCTACGAACAGTGGTATGAGAAATACGTCAAAGGAAATCCAAAAGCAGAAGCCCAGGAAAAAGCAGTCAAGAACGCTGCATCAGACAGGAAACAGTATGATCAGTATCGGGAACTACTTAAAAAAGACATGCCAAAATATTTTGCAGACTTCCAGGAAATGAAGTATAATGATCCTGAGAAGTGGGAATTGCTCAGGACTTATGCTCGTTCGGTGAAGAACGGAATGATATCTCCACTGTCCGGTTTTAAGAATTATCAGAAGATCTATGATGAAATCAATGAAAAAGTTGTTGGAGTCAAAACTTCTGAGGGAACCGAAGTAACCAGACAGAGCAAACACTTCATGGAGAGAGTGATCGGAACCATGAAAGATCCTAAAACTGGACGACCACGATCGGGAGTATCGGTGGAAGGAATAAAGGATGCGCTGGAGAAACCGGCGAAGGTATTTCCTGTGAGAACGGATCCTGGTGGAGAAAAAAGTCAGAAATATATGGGCAGAAACGGAACAGTTTCAGTAGATCCAGATACGGGAGTTCTGATTCAATGTAATCCAACAGATTCAGATTATGTGAGGAGAATAAGAAATGGAAATGCGAAGATTTGAACTGACGAATGAACAAATTGAATTTCTTAAAGAAATGTATCCTGACAATGAACTTGTTCAGAGAGTACTGAGTCATGAAAACAATGGAGTATTTGAAGTAGATGTGGATACCAAAATTGATTTTATGGAGTACATGGAAGATGAGTCGGTATATTGGATGAATCCACATCATGAGCCATCAGCAAAAACATATATGCTCGAATCAATAAGGGATGATATTTATTATCAGACCAACTGATACCACCAGTCAGAAATGGCCGGTGGTATTTTTATAATTTTTTCTTGACTTTTTGTGGCTCAAAAAATATAATATATTTGTGCTACAAAAAGTGAGGTGAAGAAATGAGTCCACGCACAGGAAGGCCAACTTCTAAGAATCCTAAAAACGTAGAGATTAAAGCTCGTATTAATGAAGAAACGGCACGTAGATTATTAGCATATTGCGAAAAACTAGGAAAAACACGTACAGAAGTAATACGAGAGGGAATTGAACGGATTTTACAAGATGAGGCAGAAGAAAAGAAATAAGAGCGTTACCGCCCTGAGAAAGTGATAAACGCTCTTACCTTTGTGAGGAAAATCCTCTGAAAATATTATAGCATTCAAAGGTTTTTCTCGCAATCAAAAATTGAAAGTGAGGAAGGAAAAATGCAAATACCAAATGTGCTAGAGGTAAAGGGGATCAGAGTTTTAACTACGAAACAGATTGCTGAATTATATGGAGCTGACTTGAATACGGTACGTCACAATTTTCGTTATAACAAAGATAAATATATTCTTGGAAAACATTATATTGAAGTGTATGGAGAAGAATTAAGGAGGTTAAAAACGAGTGGAGAATTTATCCCCTCCCTTAAATATGCGAAATCAGCATATCTCTGGACAGAAAAAGGGGCTCTGCTCCATGCAAAATCCCTTAATACAGACAAAGCATGGCAGGTATATGATTACCTGGTAGACTTCTATTTCAGAGCCAAAGAGAAAGAACCAGAGCTTCCGCCAAAGAAAGAGATAGTCCCTACACAGACCAAAACAGAACCACTCAAAAAGAAAATTACAATTCCATGTATGGAAGAACCGGTATTTGTGTTCAAGAATCTGCTGGCATTAGCGGAAGAACAGGGGATTTCGTTGAAAGTAAAAGATACTTCAGGTTGCACAAGTATCTTGAAAGGGAATCGCATAGCCGTCAGAAAGCATCAGCTGTTTGAAAAAGTAGTATATGAAACAGCATATGAACTGGCACATTATTTCATCCACTACAATCAAGGGGACTTGATAAACAATCCGTTGGCAAAAGATTATAATGATCAGGCAGAGCGGGCAGCTTTTATGATGATTCGGATGTTAGATATTAAAGCAAAACAGAAATATTGATTTAAGAGAGAGCTTGGAAACAGGCTCTCTTTTAATATGCAAGAATTGCGCCGGCGCAACGGAGGGGAGGTGAAGAGAATGAAAGTGAAATGCATCAAAAGATACAGCGACATCTGCTTAAAAGAAGTAGTTGAGAAGGGAACTGTTCTGGAAGTAACAGAAAACAGAGGGGCACATCTGATCAGCGAGGGTGTTGCTGAGGCAGTGAGAGAAGCAAAGGCAGCGGCCAAAGGGAAGGAGTAGGTGATCCAATTATCTCCCGATGAGACGCAGGGTGAAGCGTCTTATTTTTTATGCCTTTTTCCGCCAGGCGTTAAAGAAGCGGATTCCACAAACTGAATGGCCCGGGCGTGAGAACGAATAGGCTGGGCAGAAAGGAAAAGATATGAGAAACAGAGTATTCAAAGCAATGTGTAAAGTTCCAATGAACCTGCAGTTATTCGCAGAAAGCGGAGACGGTGCTGGGGACAGTGAGGGCAACGGCGGCGGATCTGGCGAAGGTACAGGCGGTGAGGGTGGAGATAATCCTCCATCTTTTGATGACTTCCTGAAAACAGGCAGTAATCAGGCAGAATTTGACAGACGTGTCCAGAAGGCAGTCAATACGGCAGTGACAAACGCACAGGAGAAGTGGCAGGCACTGACGGATGATAAGCTTTCCGAGGCTGATAAGCTGGCCAAGATGACCAAGGAAGAAAAAGCACAGTACATGCAGAAGAAAAAAGAAAAGGAACTTTCCGACAGAGAGGCAGCAGTAACCAGAAGTGAGCTCATGGCAGAAGCAAAGAACAACCTGTCAGACGAAGGACTTCCGGTGGAGCTTGCAGAAGTACTGAATTATACAGATGCAGATGCCTGCAAGAAATCCATGGAAACCGTCAAAAAAGCGTTCCAGACTGCAGTTGAGAAAGCAGTCGATGAGAAGCTGAAAGGCGGCAAGCCTCCGAAAAAAGCACCAGAAACAAACACACAGGAAGCCCTTGAAAAGCAGGTATACAATGCAATGATGGGTATTTTTTAAAGGAGAGTGAATAAACAATGGCAATCAATACTTTAGCAACAGCAACCTTATTTATGACACAGCTTGATAAGATCGCTGTTCAGGAAGCAATCACCGGCTGGATGGATGCCAATGCCGGTCAGGTGATCTATAACGGTGGATCTGAAGTAAAGATCCCGAAAATGAGCGTTCAGGGAATGGGCGACTATGACCGTGAGGCTGGATACCAGCGCGGATCCGTTACCCTGGAGTACGAGACCAGAAAAATGACACAGGACCGTGGCCGTCTCTTCCAGCTGGATCCGATGGATATCAACGAGGCAAACTTTATCCCGACTGCTGGTGCAGTTATGGGAGAGTTCCAGAGGACACAGGTAGTTCCGGAGATCGATGCGTACCGTATCAGCAAGCTGGCTACAGAAACACTCACTGCAGATAAAGCAGGAATGATCGGAGAATCTTATGTACCGGGAACTGCTTCTACATCTGCTCTGCGTAAGCTGAAAGAAGGGATCAAAGCGGTAAGAGAAAACTATAACGGAGCTCTTATCTGCCAGGCAACACCGGACTTTATTATGGAGCTGGAACTGGAACTTGCGGGCAAGATCATTGCAGTGACCTTCTCTAAAGGCGGAATTCAGACACAGGTTCCTTCTGTAGATGGTGTACCGCTGCTTTCCACACCTTCCAACCGTATGTACACAGCTATCAAGATCAATAACGGTAAAGATAGTGGCCAGGAAAAAGGCGGATATGAAAAAGGAACATCTGCAAAGAACCTGAACTTCTTCATCTGCCCTGTAACCACGCCGATCGCTGTCACAAAACAGGATATCATGCGTATCTTCGACCCGACAACAAACCAGAAATTGAACGCATGGCAGATGGATTACCGCCGTTTCCATGATATGTGGATTCTGGATAATAAACTGGATTCCATCTATCTGAGCATCCAGGAGGCGAAAGTATGAGGCTGATCCGTAAAAATGTAGAAAGAGAAGCGGAAGGATCTGCAGCAGAAAAGCTGATCAGTGATGGCTTCACACCGATGAAAGAGGCCACACCAGACACAGTACCGGAAGAGAAAGCCGGCAAGAATATTGAAGATATGACAGTCGAGGAGCTGAAAGCTCTTGCAAAGGAGAAAGGCCTGACTGGTGTATCTTCCCTTGCCAAGGCAGATCTGCTTGCTATTTTGAAAGGATGATCCTGTGGCGAAAAGTAAAGACATAGAAAGAGTTCAGACCTTGACAGGAGAAAAAGATGAGGATCTCATAGAGATTCTTCTTGATGATGCAGAAGCTTTCGTACTGTCTTACACAAACCGGACACGATTAAAAACTGGACTTGAAAAAGCAGTCAGGGATCTTGCCGTGATCGCTTTGAACCGGATGGGAACGGAGGGGGAAAAGTCCAGAAGTGAGGGCGGAGAGAGTTACACTTTTGATGATGCGCCGAAGCAGATCTATGACACACTGAACCGGTATCGCCTGGCCAGAGTGGGAGGTAAGACTTATGAGGCTGAGAAGAAACAGGCTTGAGGAATTTTTCCATAAGAAAATGACGGTAAAGAAAGACAAGGAAGGCAGTACCAGTGAAGAATATGGTGCTGCCTCTTCTGTTACCGGAGAAAGCTGGCCGGCATCCGGAAAAGTACAGGCTGAGCAGTACGGCCAGAGACTGAATTATATCCGGAATATCCGGATACAGGGAAGCTATAAGATCCAGACGGATGAAAAAGGCCGGCTGCATTATATCCTGGAAGATGGAACGGATATAGAGGAACGGGACGGGATTTGTCTATATGTGGCAGCAGATCAGCTTCCAGACTATCGGATCATATCCATCAAACCATATCGTTTCCTTACCATGGAGGTGGAAAAGATATGAGTGTAAATGGATTTGATGAAGTGGAGAAAGTTTTGCAAGAGGTGTCCGAGTTGGACACCCGGCAGGCAGTTGGAGAAGCAATCCAGTTTGTACGATCAGCAGCAGTTGAGAATTGCCATGCAGATACCGGAGAACTCCGGCAGAGCATTTTTGCCGAAACCGCAGAGGAAGAAAACACTGTCACAGGGATCTGCTGGACAGACAAAGCTTATGCTCCATACATAGAGTTAGGAACAGGACCGAAAGGCCAGGAGAAACATGCCGGCATCTCTCCGGAAGTAACTCCGGTCTATACTCAACAGCCATGGTGGATCCATGAAAGCCAGATAGACAGAAGAGTGGCTGAAAAGTACCGTTGGCCATATATAGACACGCCGGATGGAAGATTCTATAGATGCAGCGGAAATCCGGCCTATCCGTTCCTGTATCCGGCTATGAAGGATAACGAAGAACAGATCTTAAAGATGCTGGGCGGAAGCCTTGCGTCAGATTTGGAGGATATATGAAGAATGTAAAAGATCAGGTGTACGCGGCACTGTGCACGGTGTTCGAAAATGTTTCAGATGCCTATCCTCGTTCCTGGGCGGAGGGTTCAACGATCCAGTATACCGAAGAGCAGAACGATGTATACGAAGCCAGCTCCGAGGCTGAAGGAATGAGAGAGGATAAAGCCCTTGTAAGATACCGGATCGATATCTGGAACAATCACAGCACTTCAGAAGCAGCTCTGCAGGTAGATGAAGCGATGAAAGTGACAGGCCTGAAACGGATCGCATGTGCAGATGTGCCGGATCCGTCAGGGATGAAACATAAACAGATGCGCTACGAAGGGATCATTGATATGGATTCTGACAGCGTGTACTGGAGATAAGGAGGAATAGAGATGTTAGCAAATGGAGCAACATTAGGTTACAGAAAACACACAGCTGGAGAAAACTCTGCAGCTTACACAGATCTTCCAGGACTGAAAGAGATCCCGGAAGTCGGAGTGGAACTGGATAAGGAGGAAAATACCTGCCTTACAGATCCGCACAAGATGTACGAGGAAGGTATTGGAGACCTTCCGGATATGAAGTACAAATGGAGGTACGACAACAGCAAAGCAGGAAGCCCGTACAGGCTTATGAGAGATGCAGCAGATAAAAAAGAAATCTGGGATTTCCAGGAAAAAACAAAAGATGGAACAGTTACCGAGTTTACTGCACAGTTTTCCGTAAAACGTACAGGCGGTGGAGTAAATGGTGTGATCGAGTTTGAGGTGACCATGGCCGTACAGTCTGAGATCAAACAGACAGATCCGGCGTAAGGAGGAATAAAAGATGATGAATTTTGAAGGCATTCAGGATCTGGGCGGAGCTTCTGCCCAGAATGAGACACAGGCTCCGGAGGAAAAAGTAGTCAATCTGGAGGAACAGAAGAAAAAGAGACAGCCCTTTGCTTATTGGAATGTAGGCGGCAGGAGCTTCAAGATGAAACTGAAAGCTTCCGGAATCGGACGCCTGGAAAATAAGTACAGACAGAATCTCATGAATATGATCGATGATATTCCGCCGCTTTCCGTGATGCTGACGATCATCCAGGAAGCAATGTCACCGTGGGAGCATGGGATTGATTATCAGGATGTGCAGAAGCTGTATGACGCATGGATCGATGAAGGGAACAGTCAGCTGGAACTCTATCAGAAGATTTTGATCCCGCTCATGGTGGTATCGGGTTTTTTACCGGAGAAAACAGCGGCATCCCTTCTGGAGGAAATCGAGAACGCCTGATGTCAGAACAGCTCTCAGAACTGTATCCGGTAGCTCTTGAGATGGGGATCCTGGCGGAAACATTCTGGAACCTTTCTGTAAATGAGATATTTGATACTTTGGCAAATATAAGAAAGCGGCTGCTAAGAGAAGAAAAGCAGCGGATCATGGATAATTTCATCCAGGCCCAGGCCATAGCAGTAGATATCTCAGCGTTATTTGCCAAAGATGGCAAGATAGCTCATCCCTGGGATTATTATCCGGAATTGTTTGAAAAAGAACAGAAGGCATACGAAGAAGCAGAGGAAGCCCGCCAGTGGGAAGAGTACATGGAAAAAAGAAGGGCGTACAACGCCGAATGGAACTATAGACATAATCATTAATTTGTTGAGAAAAAGAGAGGAGGTGAGACCATGGGAGACACACTTCATAAGATGCAGGTGATAATTGAAGCTACAACAAAACC